AGTACCTGGATCTTTAATACCTGTAGCTCCAGGATCAAGAGGATTAAATCCTATATCAGCAGCATCTAATTTTGATGTAGCTCAATTAGTATTACAAGATATGAGGCAAAATATTAAGAAAGCTTTATATATGGAAACTCTTGGTAGACCAGAAGGAACTCCAATGACAGCTACAGAAGTATCAGAAAGAATGGCAGATCTATCAAGACAGATAGGATCTTCTTTTGGTAGACTACAATCAGAACTTATACACCCATTATTAAAAAGAATAATTAGAATATTATCAGCACAAGGTAGAATTGAATTACCTAAAGTAAATGGTAGAGAAGTAAAAGTAGCAGCAAGATCACCATTAGCTAAAGCTCAACATTTACAAGATGTTGCAGATGTTAATAGATTTAATGAAATACTTGCTGGAACTTTTGGTCCACAAATGATAAACATTATTATGAATCAAAATGAGGTTGCAAAATATATTGCAGGTAAAATGAACTTACCAGAAAAACTCATTAGAGATCAAGAAGAACAACAACAGATAGTACAACAAATCAGCCAACTTAATCAATCCGCAGGGGAAGGAGAGATTCCACAATAATGGGCAAAGGCGTTAAACACTATCTCCGAAGTGGTAAAGAACATAAAGGTAAAATGCATAAGATGGCTAATGGTACATTACATACAGGAGCTACACATACTGCATCTAGTAAACCTTTATTTCACTTTGGAAAACTTTCTAAGACTGCCAAAAAAAAAGCTAAAGCATAATGGCTTGGGATAGTCTTAAAGAAAAAAAACCAATTCCTGCAAAATCGATTGATGGTTATGTTAGAACTCCAGCTGATGAAGCTAAGTTAAACAAAACTTTTGCAGGTGTATTTAAAGGAGCTGATGGTAAATTAGTCCTTGACTATATTAGATCAATCACCACCGAAGCAGTTGCTGGTCCAAACATTGACAGCAATCAGTTATTTCATTTAGAAGGAATGAGATTTCTTGCAGGTGTAATACAAACAAGAATAAAAAAAGGAGAGCAAGATGGCAGATGATAATGTTGAAAATACATCAGCACCAGTCACCACAGACTCAAAAGAAGCTGCGGTAACTAAACCAGAATATGTACAAGACAAATTTTGGGACGTTGATAGAAAGGAAGTTAACCTAGAAAATCTAGCAAGTAGTTACAATGCACTTGAAAAGAAACTAGGTTCTAGAACAGAAGACTTATCTAAACAGATAAGAACTGATTTAGAACAAGAAAGATTAAGAAATATTCCAGAAGAATATAAAGTTAATCTACCAGAACTTCCAGAAAATGTAGATGTTTCTGTATCAGATGATATGGAAATAGTACAATGGTGGAGAGAAACAGCAAAAGCAAAAGGTTTATCACAAGATGAATTTGATCAAGGTGTTAATGCTTTTGTACAAAATGCAGTTTCTACTTTACCAGATGTAAATGCAGAAATGGAAAAGCTTGGTTCTAATGCTAAAGAAAGATTAGAAGCAGCAGAACTATGGTCTAAGAAATATCTTTCACCAGAATCTTATGATGCTTTTTCTAAACTAGCAGCAACAGCTGAAGGTGTCACTGCTGTAGAAGAACTAATGAAATTAACAAAAGATACTTCTATGCCTACTACACCTACACAGGTTTCAGTAACTCCAGATTTACAGGATTTAAAATCTATGATGGCAGATCCTAAGTATTGGAAAGATGGAGAGAAAGATGCTGCTTATATAAAACGAGTAACAGACCTGTATGAGAAAGCATTCGAAAAAAATAAAGCATAAACCTTTTAAGTATAAAAAACTTAAAAAGGATTTACACTGGCTTGATGCAGTTAGTGAAACTGGTTGGGTTTCTGAATTAGATATGGAAGCCCAAACACCAGCTAAAGCTGTGTGTAGCCAGATGTGGATATACAAAGAAACAGATAAATATATTACATTATTTGGTACATATTCATATGATGAAAAAGGTAAGTTAGAATTTGGAGAGGTTATAACTATACCTAAAATATGGATTTAATGTGCGTTGAGTAGAATCATTCTAAACTTTATTTTAGCTGCAAGACCTTAAATATGATATGATTGCCCTTAATTCTAAGGATAACAGTCCCCTGCATAAATAAGATAATCGTTAACTTAACAATAACAATAGGAGCTATAAATGGCTAACTCAATAACAAATGCCTTTATTACTCAGTTTGAAGCTGAAGTTCACATGGCTTATCAAAGAATGGGTTCTAAGTTAAAGAACCTTGTAAGACAAGTGAATGGAGTCAATGGAAATACTGTTAAGTTTCAAAAGATAGCAAAAGGATCTGCAAATACTAAAGCAAGACATGCTGAAGTAGTTGCTATGGATCTTGCACATTCAAATGTGTCAGCTACTCTTGATGACTTTTATGCAGCAG